ATAGAAGCCGATTTGTGGCCTGATAGTGTGCCTGTACCCCAAACCTATATAGACTATAAAAACAGTCTTATTTAGATGGATGAGCTTTCTCTAAAGGCAAAGACTCGTGCTTTTTGAGCTTGTCTTCTAGTCTGTGAAGCTCGTTTTCTGTTTTCTTTTCGTGCTCACGAACCACGACATAGTGTGATTTGGGTGACTTGTATTCTTTACCTTCAATTTTAAAATTCATACCATCTCCAATGCTTGTGTAGTTACTTGTGAAATTCTTACAGTCCAACCCTTCCCAAAATGTGGAAAAGTGTCCAAACCTTCTAAAAACCTTTGTCGTTCTGTGTCAAATTGTTTGATCAATTCGTCAATCTTTGCTTTACCGACTTGCTCTAGGGTTTCAGGCCCCATCACACCGTCAGCCTTTAACGATAATATTCTCTGAAGAAATGATACGCTACGGCTAACACCAGAATTAACGGCACAATCAAACATAGCATAATCCAACCCATTAGGTAGATTGTCACCATGTATGTGATCCCAGTAAAGCATCTTATAGATTGGTGCAACATCTTCATGTGTTAGCCCTCTCATAGTCGCCTCGTCAACTGGGTGACCGACATACTTCTCGTACACGGCTTTGGTCACTCCAAGGTTAGTCATTCCACCTGGATCTTTGGGATCGTTGACGTACCCGCCCTCGTGAACCAAGAGCATTTGTAAAGATTTGGTAAAGTTTTCTTTCATTTTGTCGGTTGTGATTGATGGAGCATTGCATCTTTGGCTTGTGAGCCTGCGCTAGATCCAAAGTAAAAGGACATGATAGCAGTCCATGCAGTACCTAGTGACCCAAGCATCAATAATAACGCATCTGAAGTCTTAAATGTTTCCATCATAAGACCCACTAATATTCCAAAAAACCCGACTGTCACCAATAAGGCCAACAAGGGTGGAATAATGGAATGAGTGTTTTGTTGTAAATCACGGGCAGATTTTCTGTCCTCAGTTGCCAATTGCTCAAAATCTAACCCTAGCTCCTGTGCTTTGGCTTTAAGCGCAATTTCTGCTTGTTGTATAGATGCAACTTGATCGGCAGTTAGTTTATTATCTTCAATGCTTTTTTGAATGTCCTCAGACTTCATACCCAAAGCAGACTCTAGGGCAGAAACAGCCATACCCGCCACAGGAGTGCCAAGGCAAGATGCCACAGTCGGGGCTAATTGTTCAATTGTTGTTAACCAGCTCATATCTATCCTTTAAGCACAATACTTAGGCCAATAGCCTGTCTTTTTGAAAATACGTTCACACTCAATTGTCGTGTCGTCAAAATAATGTTTTCTAAACTCAATGTCCCACTCTTGTTCTTTTTTACGGCTTTTGTAATCTTGATTGATTTCGTACATCAAGCCTGCAATGACAAGGGATACCACCAAGACCGCAATACCGACTGCAATTCTAAACTGCCATCTCTCCAGTTGTTGCGATCTTCTTCTTTGGTCAGCCTCTTCTTTTTTTTTAACTTTACATCAAGTTTGGCTTTTTCCTTCATCAACCTATCACGCTCGGCACTAAACTCAGTCCAAACCGCACCTAGCTCTGGCGGTGATTCATAAACTAACATCTGCCTCAGATCGTACTCAGCCTGTTCTAATTGTTTCTTTTGCAGTACGTTTTCTAGCGCAATAGATTGTATTGACTTACCCCGTGGAGGATTCTTTTTGCGTTCCTCGGCCTGTTTGACAACGTTGTCTTGGTGGTCAAAGAAAGACCCAAGCGCCCCACTCAGCTCATTAACAATGTGGACAACTTCACCGCCTGTGGATTTAATTTCCTTGTAAGCAGCAATTCCGCTTTTTACTGCGGAGAAAGCCATCATCGCTAATGTAAACGGATCCATTATTTAAGCGTGAAATAATGTGACATAAACCCAACTAAACTGGATAGTCCTGATACCACCATCATTCCCACCCAAAACCCGCCTCTTGATTTGTCAGCCATAGAAATTAGCTTATCAATAGATTCTTCAAGTTTGTCAATCTTGCGTTCCATTGAATCAAATTTCTTTTCGTACTCTTCGACCCGTTGCCAAAGAGCACCATACTTGACTAAATCAATATCAGCCATGATTATGCTTTCATAATGAACGCAAGTGCATAATACGGAGGCATATTAGCGCCAGAACCGCTTACACCAGCAGTATTAACAGTTGTGGATGTTGCTACAGTAATTCCAGTAGATGCTGTAGCAGTACTGATATTGGCCTGAGTTGCGCCAATAGATACTGAAGTATCTGATATACCAGCGCCTGTTCCCGAGCTATTAGAACCGTTATATTGCTCAACGTGAGCATGTTGTGGATCAGTAACTGTGGAAGTAGACGAAGCGGTATGTGTGTGAGATACAACTATTGCATCTTTTGATCCACCAGTTGAACCAACTGAATAACTGTTACCCGCTCCCAATATAAATGAATCACGCAGATCAGGAGTGCCGTTTTGACCATTACAAAGATACCATCCGCTAGGGATAGATCCAATTGCGCCCGACCATATTGAAATCAGTCCGCTAGGAATTGTTGCGCCACTACTGGGTTGTGTTCCTACAATTCCGTAAAGATTGTCGTATGTTTGTATGGTGTTAAAACTAGAATCTTGTAGCACAAACTTATAGTTGTAGCCATAAGTTAGCCAGATTTCAGTCTGTGGTCTGCCATCAGTACCTAAAACGATAGGATTGGTGTTTGCATATACCCCAGCATTGTCAGAATATGTCGCAAGGGAAGTTGTACTCCCTGCTTGGTAGGTATATATTAGACCGCCTGCAAGTGGCAAGCCTGTTGTGGTAAAGAATTGAAATCCGTTACCAATGGGTGATAGATTTACGCTCATTGTTGTCCTTGTAAAGATTGCAAATATTGGTTAAAAGAAGCGCCAGGCAATTTTTGAACACCTAATTTTTTAGGCATTTCTAGCATACTTCTTAGTGTAGTATTTTGTAATCCTTGTTCAAAATATGGATTTCTGATTGCTTTTTGTAACAAATAAGGTGCTGCAACTCCAGCCAATCCAGCTTCAGCAGCAGTATCAAAATCACCACCATAAGCACTTGTTAATGCACTACTTGCTACGCCTGGCAACAATAGAGCAGCTCCTCTAGCAATTGTTCCGCTATTTGGTGTTTTATCTCTTAGTAATAAATTACCAGAATGTGCCAATTCAACTAATGATTGGTCACCTTTACCATATATGGAAGCTGCTCTGTTTGCTTTGCTACCAAGAACAGTAGAAAGTCTTGCTGGGCTAATATTTCCTGTTCCTTCTTTATCAATTGCAGACTCAATTGTTTTCATGTTTCTAAATTGAGATCTTGCTTCTCCAAATGCTTTTTTGTCTGCTTCAGGTAAAGAATTATTAATAGCATCCATTAAGGTGCTTCTTAATTGTTTTGCATAATGAGACAAAGTTGTGTCTTGAGTATTACCAGCATAAAGATCTAAATCTTTCTTTATGTCGTAAGCATCTTGACCTTTTATTTGACCATTTTCATCAACAGTTTTAAATATCCTATTTGCAAGATTTGCAATTGGTTTTTTCTCTGCAATGTTGGCTTTTTCTTGTATTGTTGCTATTTTTGAAACAACATCATCGCCTAAATTAACATTATTGTTATGTAATACATCTTTAAATACTTTATTGATTCTTGAACTTGCTTCACTCATTGTTTTTGATGTGGCAGCATTTTCTTGTGATCCAATAGTATTTAATACCGCTTTATTAAAAGCACTTTGTTGTTCAGCGGCAGATTTTTGCTCAAATCCCGCAGTCAAAGGATTGCTGTCCAATATTGTTTTTGCTCTTGTCAATAAAGCAGATCCAGTTGCTTGAGCTGCATCTAATGGTACGCCTGCATTTCTTAAAACTTGTACGGCTTTTTCTACATGAGGCGCAATAGTTTCCTGAATAGGTTGTGCTATTCTGCCCAAAGCATTTACAGCACCAAGTCCAAGTCCACCAGCAACAGCTCCTGCGCCAGTATTGAACAATTTGCTTTCGTCTTGCAATGTAGGTTGTAAAGCACCTTGTAAAGCACCAACTCCAGCAGCTGCTTTATAAGTTGTTGGGTTAATCAATGCTTCACCTAAAGCTGGAGCAATTTGAGCACCTTTTAATAATGCTCCACCCAATAAAGTTGTTCCAATATTTCCACCAACGTAACCCGCCATACCTGGCACAGTTTCCATCATGGCTTGGGATTTTTTTCTTTCTTCTTCTATTTGCTTTTGTGTTTGAGCTGCGGATTCCTCAGCAGTTGGCATACCCATTTTTTGACCAAATTTAGCAATAGCAGAATTTTTAAATTGTTTTTCTAAAAATTGAGCAGGGACATCTAACAAAGATTTAGCGCCTTGACCAAGATCAGTTAAAGACTTTTTAGCGCCTTGCAAAAATAATTCTTTATCACTTGCTTGAGCAGTTTTGGGTTCTTCATTCCATTGAACTTTAGAAACGTCAATAGATGGGGTAGATTGTTCATCATCCCATTTAACTTGGTTTGGATCAATTTTAAAACCAGAACTTACTTTAGTAAGATATTTTTTAGTTTCTTCCGCTGGTGGTTCTTCACCTTTGGCTACGGCTTGCCCTGCTTTTGTACCACCGTTATAGTGAGCAATAGCAGCTTTTAAACTGCCATCATATTGCTTAGTTAGATCTGCCAAATATTGAGCAGCACCTCTTGCAGAACTTACTGGATCATTAGGATCTACTCCGTATGCTTCAGCAGTAGATGGCATGAATTGAAATCTGCCTCTAGCACCTTTGGGACTTACAGCAGTATCTCCACTATTTTCTGCATTTTGAATAGCGGTCAAAGTACCTTCAGGCAAATCATATCTACTTTCAAGTGAAGCATACAAGTTTTGCATTATTTATACTCCACAGTTCCGTCTTCATATTGAACAACTGGTTTTCCATTATAAGAACCAGTTTTTACTACTTTACCATGACTTTTAGGCGCAACTTGAGATTTAGATTGAGGTTTTTCTTGAGGTTGTTCTTTGGGTTGTTCTTTAGATCTTACATATTTATCTAAGATCATTTGTTGAGCTTCTGCAGGATGAGTATCAGGATTTAATGATTTGCTCTTTGTTTTATCAAGTAAAAACTGTTGCTCGTCATAACTCATTTGGTTTTGTCTATGAGCAAAATCAAAGAATCTTTGTAAAGCTCTTGGATCTGTACTTACATCAGGATTATTTTCTAAATAATTATTCATCATGGCAGCAGTCTGCTTATCTGCCAATTGCCCTATTCCTGAAGTTATTGATTGAGCAATAAACTTATTGAATGATTGAGTAGCAGACAAATCACCACCCGCAACCTTGTCAACCAATTCTTGAGGTGCGCCAACTGCCTGAAGTTTTTGAGCCAAGCTTTGATAAGTTCTTGCCCCAGCTCCAGGCTTAAACTGTTTCATCAAATTTTCGGCTTCATTAATTCTGCTATCTATTTGTATTCCAGAAGATACTCTATCTGTAAGACCTTTTTGATAGTCACCAAAATTTTGAACACCCACCGCTGTAGGCAACATAACATTGGCAGTTTTAGGAGTTTTAATTTCTCCAGTTGCTTTATTTTGCAATATTGGCTGACCAAGTTTATTTTCAGCAAAACTAGGTAAATTAGCTTGATATTGTTCGCTTTCTTTTCCTGAGCTTCCAAGAGCAGATGCTTTAATTTGTTGATAAGCATCGTAATCTTTTTTTGCAACAGCATCTTCTAATTGTCCTAAAAAATTAGATGGATGCTTTTCAAGTCCAACAGCTTCACTACTTTTACGAACAATATCTAAAGATTTTTTTAAAGCATTTTGATTTACTTCACCAGTTTTATCCACAAAATCTTTAATTTCTGGTAACGCATTAATCATTCTCCTAGCGTAATCTTCACCAGAAACAAGATAATTTCTTTTAGATTGCTTGGCTTCTATACCAGATTTACTAGCTTCTGCTTCAGCTTTTTCAATAATTAAAGGGTTTAATTGTTGCGCTTGTTGATAATTTTGTTGTGAAATCTGATTGGCTAACTGAGCTTGTTGTAATTGCAAAGGATTTAACTGCTGGGCTTGTTGATAAGCCTGAGCATTACGGGCAACATTGAGCATATCCCCAAGCGAGGTTTGCGCTTGAGGTTGTACAGTTATCGGGTTGAAATTAAATCCTGCCATATTAATCCTTATGCTTGAGTGCCATTGGACATACCAAGAACTGTGTTGGGGTTATATCCATTGGGCGCTGCAACGCTTGGGTTTTGATTTAACAAAGAATACAAAGCCACGTTGTTTCCAATACTGTTAAGAGCACCGCCATAAGCCTGTGCAGCGTTAACTTGTCCTTGTCCTAATGCCCCTGCTGCGCCAACACCTAATTGACCCATTGCGTTTGTGGCATTAGTTCCCGCAGCATTAACTGCGTTTTGACCAGTTTGACCAATTCCTGCAATACCTGCCAATGTGTTGTAAATGTTTGATCTTTGGTTATTAAAATTATTAAACGCTTGTTGATAAGCATTGCCTGCAAAGTTTTGTGTGAATTGCTGTAAACCTTGAGCAGCGTTTCCACCACCACCATTTACATTATTTAATGCGTTTGTAGCACCTTGGCCTTGTTGTAACTGAAAAGCGTAATTGGGAGCTAGATTTGCGTTTAAGTCCTGATCCCCAAACTGACGGGTTAAATAACCAGATCCTTGAGCAGTTCCAATAGGATTACCATTAGCATCAAATTGTTGATATGTGCCAGATCCTAAAGCACCAATTTGATTTAGGGCGTTATAACCAGTAGCTCTTTGGGGAGCTTGTTGTTGGTTAATGGTGTTGAATTCTTGTTGCTGAAGTGCTTGTGCGTTAGCAGCAGCTTGCGCCTGTTGATTCGCTGCGTTAGTTGCAGCATTTGCAGTCATATTTGCCCCAAGCAAACCAGCTACAGCGCTTCCTCCAATTGCCCATCCTATTGGCATAATTATCCCCTTTGAATTAAAACTTCATCCACCTTGGACGGATCTTTCACGTCTGTGGCATGAATACAAAACCATACAGAATCTTCAAGCGCTTCAACAGAATGATGTATACCAGATTTTATCTCTATACACGCTGGTGCGCTATATGATTTTTGACCATCATCAGTCCTGACAATTACGACCCCTTTAGCCAAAATACTCAAATGACTATATTCATGGGCGTGCATCCCTGCCATAAATCCTTTGGGAATTGTCATTTGTTTGGAATATAAACCATCAGAAAAATGATGGACTATGCCTAAATCGCAAGCAATTTGCCCATTTAACTGATTAAAAATATCTGCGTGGTTCATATTAATTATTGTAATAGGGGACTTTGTACTGTTTACCTTGGACCGTGACAATCATGAACCCAGCAGGCTTTGCTGGTAACGTAGCATTTCCCTGTGTCGCAGTTGGGGCGCTCGTAAAGTTCAGAAAGTTCAAAAAATACTGCATCCAAGGCCGACTAAGCCTATTTGTCTGCGGATCAAGCACAGGCGCTTGGGGTATGCCTTGGGTGACTTGATTACTCAATTTTCACCCTCCGATGCCTTCAGATTGGCAGAAATGATTACAGCATTGACAGGATCAGTCACAACGACCTCGTAAACCCTATCCCTTGCCGTACCCATTCTTCTCCAAATGGCACGATTCTTGTATTTACCTTCTTGACCAATTGTGACCCAATATTCCCGTGACCAAGTAGATCCACCATCATTTGACCATCTCAGCATAGCCTGTGGATAAGTTGTGGTTTTGGTGACATCTGTGGGTAGGGACACGCCAGTTGTTCCGACACCAGGTTGAAATTGAATCTGGAATTCGTCAAAGAATTGGCGTTGTAAGTCCGTGACCAAATGTGGTGCACGCCTAAGTCTGCGGATATTTTGTCCGTTATCCGTATAGTTATTGGGATCTAGTTCATAGATTTGACCGTTTTGCCAGTCTCCAACCAACACCATGTTTTGGAATACGGCAGAACAATTCGCTCTACATCTGTGGTAAGTATTGGTGTTATCGCACCAAAGCCACTTGTGCCACATACTTGTTGTGAAATCATACGCCCAAGTAATATCGATTGTTGGGAAAGAGATTACATAAACCTCGTGCCCTTCTAGTTGATAAGTAAACGCTACGGCATCTTGAACGTATTGATTGACTAAAGTATTCTCTACCGCATGGGTGGATATTCTCTGAGGAATATACCCGTTCATCATCATAATCTGAGCTTGACCCCGAATATTACGGCTAAGGTAAGCAAAAGAATTACCAAGTCTGGCAACGCTAAATTTAGCCACAATTCCGTGCTGGGTAGAAGTTCCAGGGATTCTTTGGAATGGGAACGGGAATGTACCAGCATCCACCCAAACCTCGGATGATTCCTCACCCATTAAATAAACTTCTCTGTGATCAACAATAATCGAGACTAGGTTATCAGGCGCACCGTCTTTGTTTCCGTAAGACAATGCTGGGGTGATGGGACTGAGTATCCCAGATGCTGCCCATTGCTGAGTGCCTGGGTTGTTATAGACAAAATAATTGTCCACAATGTCCACAATATCTGCGCCCGTAAACGCACCGTCTGAGCTTGGCAATACGCTAAAGTTAAGCGCATACATGGTTTCAGATGTGGCCTCAGTCTGGCTTGGGCTGACCTTATAGCTACCCGTTCCACCAGCTCCTGTACCAAAGGTCAACGTTAAGGTTAACCCAGTACCTGACCCTGTTGTTGTAGTCGATACGTTATTAATTGGTTGGGTTGTATATGATCCTTGAGAATAAACTGTCAACCCAGTTACAACACCAGACGTTACAGAAGATACGGTATAAACTTGTGGCGTAGATCCGTAAACACCGCCCACAACCGTGACCTGATCGTTTACTGCGTATCCTGTACCGCCAGAAACAATTGACTGACTGAGAACAATATTATTGCCAAGTGCGGTAATAACTGTGCTAGATGTGACTCCAGATCCTTGGACTGTCTGGCCTAAATATAACGTACCACTAGCCACCGCAGTTACGCTTAAAGTGGTAGCCGAAATTGTCCCAGTAAACACCGCAGCGACCGCAGTCGAGTTCATTGTCTCAGCAGTAGAAACGGTTTGACTGATATTAATAGTGTATGTACCAACGCCACCCGATCCAGTTCCTAGTCCTGTGATAACGGTTTCCTGTGCTATTCCAACGCCAAAAAGCGACTGAGACACCCCAATCGTTCCGTTTTTAACCGCAGTTACTGTAAGCGTAGTCCCAGAAATTGTGCCTGTAAATACCGCAGTTGAGGGGCTAGAGATTCTCCAAGAATACCGATAAGTGCCGTCAGTAATATAAACGTAAGTGCCGTTGTCCGTGATTCCAACTTGCCCCGTAGTAGAGTTAAGTTGCCCAATCATTGTAGGAATAAATGTGCTTGTCAGCGAATAAACGTATTGTCCGCAAACCGCAATTAATTGGGTACTGCCTGACAAAGTACGCATCCCACGAATAGGCGCTTGGTTTTGAAACGCTACAACAGATGTTAGACCTGGCGTTGGATACAAAGCGA